TCAGCGGATGCGTGATCTCGCTTCTTTTCTTTGAATAACAAGAAATCCCCCCCATGACCCAACGGTCACGGGGAGGATTTCTGAAGTTTGGTGGACCTGGGCAGAGCTTAAACGAACAGCGCCCGTTTCGATATTTTCTACATTGTCGATAACCGATGGATCCAGCGGGATCTCAACCGTGTTTTTACTTCCTGCGTAGTTGAATACGACCTTCATGTAGTCCTGACCGTCCGGGTTGTCGTAGACATAGACTGCGATCAAGAAAGTGTCGAATAACTCCGCTTGGTATTTCTTATCGTGGACATCTCCGGCCTGCAACTTTTTCAGCCACCCTACAAGCTGATCTCTGTTGACAGGAATGACATCAGCTTTTGCCATTGTGATTTTCCGATCGATGTCCGACTGTTCCTTTTCCAACTCCATGAGACGGGCTTTTGTGGTAGGCGTGATGATGCCCTGCTCTATCGCCGCCATAAGATTTTTGATACTGCGCTGCGTGTCCTTCAGCTGGTCCTCCAAAAGCCCGATCCCGCTTGCGCTTTCCTGATGCTGGCTATACTCGACCACGCTGTCGGCAATCCAGTTGATCGTATCATCATCCAGTGTGCGGCGTTTGATTGCCTTTGCTACCTGAAGCTCGATGTCGTCCCGTCGCAGGTTTTTCTTCTCGCAGGTTTTTTCCGTGCGACGCTTCTGGCAGACATAGTAGTAATGCAGGTTGCCAGAGCGGCTGGTGCCGGAGATACCGGTCATTGGACTTTTGCAGTGTCCGCAGAACAGCTTGCCGGTAAGCAGATAGTCACCATTGACGCGGTGACGCCCTTGCGGATTCTTCTTCGTGGTGATCACCTCCTGGACCTTGAAGTAAAGCTCGTCACTGACGATTCTCGGTATTCCGCCCTCTTTGCGGACATCGCCGTAAATATAAATGCCGCGGTATCTCTCATTGGAAAGTATCTTCTGAAAGCTCGACCGCCCCCACGGGCGACCGTACGAGGTCTTGATTCCTCGGGCATTCAGGCTGGCCATGATATCAACGAAAGCCTCACCGCAGGAAACGCGAGTGA